GGAAGCAGTTGCAGATGGTGTGGTCTAAGAGTAGGGCAGCCGCCCTACTTTTTAATATAGGATGATTTTTAATGGCAATTAAACTTTTCGGCTTTACAATAGGCTCGAAGGATGTCGTCAAGGCTGAGAAGCCCGAACAGGCATCCTTTGCGCTGCCTTCCGCAACCGTAGATGATGGTGCAGTTACCGTTACGCAAAATGCGTATTACGGTACCTATGTTGACCTTGAAGGTTCTGTTCGAAACGAAATAGAACTTATCACACGATATCGTGAGATGTCAAATCACCCCGAATGTCAAATGGCAATTGATGAAATCGTCAATGAAGCCATTACACACGACGATCAGGGTAAAGTGGTTGACATTGTTCTAGACAATCTAAAACAACCAGAAACAATCAAGAAAAAAATTATCGAAGAGTTCAACACAGTATTAAAGATGTTGAACTTTAGTAATTTGGCCGATGATGTTTTCAAACGTTGGTACATTGACGGTCGTGTATTTTATCATATTGTAGTCAACGACAAAAATCCAAAAGAAGGTATTCAAGAACTTAGATACATTGATCCACGCAAGATTCGTAAAGTGCGTGAGATTAAAAAAGACCGTGACCCTAAAACAGGCGCAATGGTTGTTGTATCGGTTGCTGAATACTATGTCTACAATGATCGTGGCACAACAACTCAAACATTCACATCAAATGTAGGTCAAGGCATTCGTATTGCACCCGATGCAATCATCAATGTGAACTCTGGTCTAATGGATGCCAAAAATACATTTGTTATTTCGTATCTGCACAAAGCAATCAAGCCACTCAATCAACTTAGAATGATTGAAGATGCGATTGTTATCTACCGTATTTCAAGAGCGCCAGAACGCCGCATATTCTACATCGATGTGGGTAATTTACCACGTGGTAAAGCAGAGCAATATCTGCGTGACATCATGATCAAGTACCGTAACAAGTTGGTCTATGATGCCAATACAGGTGAGATCCGTGATGAACGTAAACATATGTCGATGCTTGAAGATTTCTGGCTGCCACGCCGTGAAGGTGGCAAAGGTACAGAGATTACCACACTGCCTGCTGGTCAAAACTTAGGTGAACTGGAAGACGTAAAATATTTTCAAAAGAAACTTTTACAATCTCTAAACGTACCATATTCAAGACTTGAATCACAAGAAGGTGGTTTAGCGGGTCTTGGTCGTTCACAAGAAGTTACACGTGATGAACTAAAGTTTGCCAAGTTTGTTGTACGTCTGCGTAACAAGTTCTCACAAATCTTTGATGAAGCACTGAAAGTACAATTGGTACTCAAAGGTATTTGTACACGTGAAGAGTGGGATAAATTCAAAGAAGATATTTACTACGACTTCCGTAAAGACAATAACTTTACTGAACTCCGTGAAGCAGAACTGTTGCAAAACAGATTGCAAATGGTAAGTCAAGTTGACCCATTTGTTGGTCGTTACTTCTCCAATAATTATGTAATGAACAAAGTTCTCATGATGACAGACGAAGAGATTGAGGCAATGCAAGCAGAAATACAAAAAGAGAAAGACACGTTGCCAGATGACATGCAAGGTCCTGTGTTGGGTGGACCGCCACAAGGTGCTGCACCACAAGCAGAACCAGAAGACAATACAATTGAAAATACTGAAGAAACAGAAGAGACATTGACACCCGGTCTTGATGACGAGGTAAACAAGTCAGTGGTCAGTATAAATAATAGACGCAGATAAAAGGGGTTATTATGGAATTACAAGACATCATTAACAACATTGCCGCTGGTGATAGCGCAGCGGCAAAAGAAGGTATAGAAAATGTTTTATCCGCAAAAGCGTTCGATGCGCTGCAAGGCCGTAAGCAAGAAATCGCTTCTACTTTATTTGGCGGGAAAGAGCAAGGCGACGAAGAAGTTACCAGCGATGAAGAAACCGTAGAGCAAGAATGAAGTCTTTACTGGAATTTAAATCTATTGTAGAAGAAGAGAAATCAGACTACTCTAAGTTTGATGCGCTTGTTCGTGCAGGGTTGGCAAACAAAGCACAGTTGGCACGTATTCACAAAATCTTAGATAAGATGGGTGAAGAACGACCACAGTTTAACAATGCTGACCGTGAGATTATGCGTAATCTTTTCAATCGCATGGTAGATTTAGTTTCAAGTAAACAGATTTATGGTAAAGCAAGACAAGTAGTTCGTGAAGAAGTAGAACTTGATGAAGCACGTATGGACACACCATTAGTGCCAGACCCTCCGATAGTATTAGTAATCAAGCGTAAAGCAGTAAGATTATATCCAGACGGCACACGTATTGCTCTGTATTGGAGTGATAAGTTAAAGCGTGTGTTTAGTGTGCCATATGGTATGCCTATGGATGCACCAATTCAAGCAGAAGAATATATCAAAGAATTGGTAGAAGCAGAAGAGTTATTACTCAATGATGGTAATGTAATTAATCTGAACGAAGAAACAAAACAACAAATTATAAACACATACGGTCAGTTAGAAGAAGACAGTAAAGAATATTTCTGGCAACAATTAACTGAGTCTGTAGCAACGTTTGGAAAACTCTATGAATTTTGTAGAACTAATTCTACAGAATAAGCTAGACGAAGCCAAAGAGTTAATCTTTGCACGTTTAGACGATATTGCTTCTGTAAGACTAGAAGAAGCAAAGCCATATGTCGTTGATGCGATGTATGAAGAGATTGAAGTAGACGAAGAAGTATTGGAAGAAGCGGCTAAGAAACGCAATCCAAACATTCAAAAGATGGGTCGTATTACAAAAGTACGCCGTCGCATTCGTCGTAACAAAAAAGGTAAAATTGTTGTACAAAGAAATGTACGCAAATCAGGTATCAAAGGTTATCGCATTTCTGGTAATACAATTAAACGTATACCAGCAACAGTAAGATTACGTAAAGCACGTTTGTTAAAACGTTCTTGGAAGACTACAAGAAAAAGTAAACTAAGACGCACATTGTTAAAGAGAAAGATGTCAATGCGCCGTCGTCAAGCAATGGGACTAAAATAAAATGCCATTTGAAATTACCAATACTCTAAGAGGCTCATCGATTGTTCGTGCAGTCGATGCGGGAACATATACTATTACTCTTAATAATTTAAGAGCAAATGCTACAACCGAAACTGTTACTGCTGCTGACATCAAACATGTTTTGTGGTCAACAAACGGCAGCGTTCGTATCACAAGAAACGGAGTGCCTCTGTTAGCACTGCTAAATGGCGGTGATATGGATTTTGATTCATACGGTTACTCAGTTGCCAATAATAATACTTCAAGCATTGTAATCGAAATCAATACGGGCGGTACAGTAATTTTACATCTTGCCAAGTATGCGACATACAATGTAGATCCATATACAGGAGTCAGTCTATAATGAAACTCATTAAAGAACATATTGAAAACGTAAGATATCTTACCGAAAAAACGGAAAACGGTAAAAAGAATCTTTACATTGAAGGCATATTTTTGGTTGGCGATGAAGTCAATCGCAACAATCGTAAGTACAAAATGGAAACACTTCGAAATGAAGTTGCACGATACACAGAAGAATATATTAATACAAATCGTGCGCTTGGTGAACTTGGACATCCCGACACACCATCAATCAATCTAGAACGTGTGTCACACAAAATTACAAGTTTGGTAGAGAATGGTAATACATTTGTGGGTAAAGCATTGATTATGGAGACACCATACGGTTTGATCGCTAAGAATCTTATTGAGTCTGGTGTCGGCCTTGGCGTTTCATCACGTGCTTTGGGTTCCGTCGTTATGACAAAAGAGGGTTATAATCTAGTACAAGATGACCTGCGACTTGCAACTGCTGCTGATATCGTTGCTGATCCTTCTGCTCCTGGCGCTTTCGTTCAGGGCATTATGGAGAACAAAGAATGGTTATTCGTAGAAGGAAAGTTTGTCGAGTCTCATATCGATCATGCTAAACAGCAAATTCGTAAAGCATCACGCAGAGATATTGAAACAGTTGGATTGCAACTTTTCGAAAACTTCCTACGAAAACTTTAAAATTTATAAATAAGAAATCATAAGGAGATATTCAATGGCAACAAACAAACTCATGGAAGCAGCGGCAGAAATTCTTGCAGGAAGCAAGTCATCTGCTCCTGGTATGCCAATGCCTAAATTAACTCAGAATACACCTCCAGGCAATCCTGGAACACCTGAAGATTTGGGCGGTCCTACACCACAGAACAACAAACCTACTGATGATTCTAACAAGTTGTCAAGCAAAGGCAATGCTAAGAGTGCAGCAGCACCTACAACTAAGCCTTCAGCAGCATCAAGCGATGTTCAACTTGGCGACAAGAACATGAAGTACGGTTCAGGTACAAATATGATGCCTGAAGAAGAAGATCGTGAAGACGAAGAGTTGATCGACGACGAAACAGCAATTGAAGAAATCAAGTCACAAATCAAAGAAGATGTTGCTTCATTGTTTGCCGACGATTCTTCAATCTCTCCAGACTTCAAAACAAAGGCTGCTACAATCTTTGAAGCACGTGTATTCGACCGTGTTGCACAGATTCAAGAGCAAATGGAAGCAGAATATGCTGGCATGTTGGCTGAAGCCGTTGAGTCAATCAAAGCAGAACTTACAGAAAAGGTAGATGATTACCTGAACTACGTAGTAGAGCAGTGGATGCAAGAGAACGAAATCGCTATCGAAAGCGGTCTGCGTTCAGAAATCACTGAAGACTTTATTGCTGGTCTGCGTAATCTGTTTGCCGAAAACTACATCAACGTTCCAGAAGATAAAGTCGAACTGGTAG